ACCACTGCACCATCCGCGCGCGCTCGACTGTCATGACCGCCCTCGGTGTCAACCACCAAAAAATACGGCGTATTTTATTTCGGTGGGCAAGTCATCGCTGCGTCACAGGCAGATCGCGTAGTTGGCGACGATCGCCGGCGGCATGTTGGTCCGGTTGTCGGTCGTGCCGGTGATGCCGGCGCCGCTGGTCCAGCCACTGATCGGGCCGTAGCCGTCGCAGCTCGCGTGACCCTGAACGGCGCCCGTGATGTCGATGCCGTGGTTGTGCGGATGGTTGGCGACCTGAAGGGTATTGCCGCTGACCCAGACGAGGCCTTGACCGTCAATATCGGAGGTCCCCCACACCCGGACGCCGACGCCCGCGGTGTAGGCGGTGCCTTGAACCGAGGCGTTGCCGGAAACCGACTGCGCCGGGGTAGAGCCGGTGATGTTGTACTGCACCATCTCTTGCCCGCCGAACGCGCCTAGCGTGCCGGCGACTGTCGCGCCGATCGCGACGCCGAGGCGGCCCGCTCCCTGATCGGTACCGAAGACGGTGCGGCCGCGGAGATCCGGAAGGTTGAAGGTGGTCGAGCCGTTGCCGGCGCCGTACTGCGTGCCGTACGCCGCGAACAGGCCGGCAAACTCGGTGCGGCTTACCGGCTGGCCGAGCCCGAGGATGGTGCCGACCCGGGCCGCCGTACGGCCGGTCGGCACGTAGTCGCCGGTCGTGTCGCGCCAGTCGATCAGCCGATAGGCGTCGGTCCCGGCGTGGTAGGCGACAGGGTGAATCTGGTTGGGCCCCAGCAGGCCGGGCGGGATCGGCCGCCATGCGCCGACCGAGTAGTAGTGGATCGGCTTCGGTCCCAGCGCATTGACGTTCAGCGTCGAGAGCGGGCCGTTGATCACATGGAACTCGGGCTTGTGGATCATGCCGTCGGTCAGCGTCGGCGCCGTCGCATAGGTGACCGTGTAGGCCGTCCCGGTGTTCTGGGTAAGGATCGGCGCTTCCCACATGCGCCAGCCGGCGATCGTGAGGTAGGTCAGGCCGAGATCGCCTTGGCCCTGATAGAGCAGGTTCAGCGCCTCGAAGAGCTGGCTGACGCTGTTCTTCTGCGGCGTCAGCCCGGCCTGCTCGATGACGGTGAGAATCTCCTCCTGTACCGAGTTGGCCCACCAGTCGTCGACGATCGTCGCTTCCTGCGCCTGCGCCGGGTTGCCGTTAGTGAAATAGCCGGGCGTGCCGGGTGCCGGTGGGACCGGCCGGACGGGGACGGAAGACGGGTTGTCGATGCGATACATGGGTGGGCTCCCCTTCTATTCGATCTCACGGAGTGGCGGGTTTTCAAGCGCAGCGATGCGCGCGTCGAGCGTCGTGACGTAGGCCGCCAGCGAGTCGACATAGAGCTTGGTCGCGGGCGACAGGTCTTCGGGTGGGTCACCCGGCGGTAGCAGCATCGGCCCGGTCATCGTGGCACCAGCGAGCGGCAGATACGGCATGTTGAGCAGCACGCCGGCGATCTGGTTCTGCAGGTTGGTGATCTCGTTCTTGGCGATCGTGAAGTTGTCACGCACCGACTGCGTCGTCGGGTTGCCTTCGATCGGGTGGGTGTCGTTGATCGCGCTGGCCATGGTGTGCGCCCTCTTAAATTTCTTGGTCCCAGATCGACGCGCCGCTATCCCATCGCGTCGCGCCGCCGTCCCAGATGGTGAAGAGCTGCCGATAGGCAAACTGCACGACGGTGTGCGCCGGCATGATCCCGCGGATCAGGCATTCGAGCATGTCGTTGCCCCAGCTGCGCAGCCGCTCGCGTGTCGCCGACTGCCCGGTACGGAAAGCGATGATCCGCTGGTTCTGCTCGAAGGACGTGACGCGCCAGTAGAACAGCCAGCCCTCGCCGTAGAGCGCCTGCCCGGTACGGTTACGGCCGACCCGGAAGGCGTCGAATTCGTCGATCGTGATGGTGAAGCCGAGCGCGTACGCCACGTCGATGTAGTATTGCCGGCTCTGTCCGCCGCGCATCGCGAGCTTGGCTAGGATCGCCATGCGCCGTTCCTGAATCGTATCGAGCGGGCCGGTGCACGGATCGGGTAGGCCGCAAATGCGCTCCCAGTCTGTGAGCGTTTCGAGCGCGGTCCCGGGATAGCTCTCGGCGAGCAGGTCGCAGTCACGGCCATGGATACGCGCGTACTCGACGGCGAGCCCGCCGATCGTACGCATGAGCACGCTGTCGGGATCGCGCGCCCATGCCCAGCCTACCGGCAGCAGATCAGCTAGCACCTGCGCATAGTCGTCCGGCGTGAAGCCGCAGACTTGCTGCGCCTCCTGATCGGCCATCCGACTCGGATCAGGTGCTAATTCGAGTCTCATGTGAAGGTCACGCTACCGAGGACCACGATCTTGCCGAGCCCGGGATCTGTCTCCGCCGTCGGCGCGGTCAGGATGAAGCGCTCAACGCCGGCCGTGATGCCGATGGCGGTCGACCACTGCGAGAGATAGATCGGCTCGTTGGGCTCGGCCTCCTCTAGCAGCATCTGCTTGAGGTTGGCCTCGACATCGGCGCGGATCGCGGGCGTGTCGGGCTCTATCGCGTCGATCGTGACGGCGACCGGGAAGGCGATCGGCGCGGCGACATAGACCTTCGCCGTTACCGGGCGCCGTACGTCGATGTAGTCGGCGACGATCGCCACGTCGGCCGGCGTCGGGATGCCGTCATCGGCGGCGCGTACATCGTCCATCATAAAGCGCACCGTCACGGTGCCCGGCCCCATCTCCAGCGGATAGCACCACGCCCGCGTCACGCCGGGGACTTCGAGCGCCCAGCGCACATAGTCGAAGGCGGCACCGCCATGCGGCGGCATCTGGATGCGCATCAGGACGGCTTGCAGCAGCGCCTGATCAGTCTGCTCATCGGCGCCGCCGGCTAGCCCGGGGGCGAGGACGAGGCCTTGCACGGCGACCCCGGCGAAGGTCGTCAGCAAATTGAGCTGGGTATCGGGCTCGGCATTGCCGATCGCGCCGAGGGTGACCGCCTCGATCTCGACGGTGATCGTGCCGCCCGACTCCGAGCCGCCATCGCGCGTGACGTAGCGGACGTTATCAGCGCGCTGGATGAGGGCGCCGGCCGCGATGCGTGCGCCGGGCTGCGCCTGCCAGACGCTGTTGCCGAACGCGCCCGCCGCCGGGATTCGCTGGACGCCCCAGATCGACGCCCAGCGATCGAGGAACTCCTTCTCGGCGGTATCGGGAAAGAGCTGGCGAAAGCTCCACTCAAGCCGGCCGTAGAGGAGATGGGCGACGCCCGCCTCGACCTCGGAGAAGGCCCGCAGGTTGTTCACGCGCAGGCGCGTATCGGCGCCCGGCAGCTTGTTGACGAGATCGTCAGCGACGCGGCGGCGGATATCGCCGAGGGATGGTCTAGCGAATGGCATTGAACAGTTGCCCCCATGCCCAGCTGTAATTGCGTTTGAGCAGGACGTTGCGATCTCGACTAATTATTACGTCGACATCGAGCCTGCCCGGTGCACCGGTCGTCGCCCACGCGGCGGTGACCTCGACCTTGTCGACCACGTCATCGTCGATCATCCATTGCAGCGCCTCGCGGCAGTAGTCCTCGGCGCGCCGCCGTGTGTCCTCGGTCTGCTTCTCGCGGCTGATCAGCCAGAGCCGCGAGCCGATGTTGCCGCCGGAAAATTCCCAGTCGGCCCACCAGCCGCGGCGGTCGCCATCGTTCGGATCGGGAAGCGGATCGTCGGGCAGCGCGAGGCGATCGGTGAACAGCGAGATCGTCGCCGCGGTTTCTAGGTCACGCCCGGTCACCAGATCCGGCGGCATGAATACCCAGTCGCCGCCGAGCAGCCACGGGTCCCATGTCGTGCGGATATCGGAGAGCGTCGTGACCGGCGGCTCGGTCGGGATCAGCAGCACCGGCTTGTGCTCGGTGATGCGGATATCGCGGCCGTCCTCGGTGACGCGCACCCGGCCGTCTTCTGTGATGCGCACCACGGTGCCGGTGCCGTACGGGATCGTCGGCGTCGTGAACTGCGGTTGGACGACGCCGCCGCCGGCAGGCTGGATGGTGTCGGCCACTACGGCGACCCCCATACTGAGAGCGTGCCGCCAGCGCCGATGTTACCGCCACCGAACAGCACGCGTAACCCGGTGAGGACAAAGCCCGCGCCAGACTTGGTGCCGGAGCCGGTATTGAAAAGCCAGATCGTGTTGTCATCGGAGACGTAGTTGCTCTGGAAGTCGAAGCTCCGCGGCGTGAGCGTATTGCGAATGTTGGGAATGCGGCCGGTTACTCGAATGCCTTCGACATTGCGCACGCGCCGGTTCGTGGTCCCGTAGGTCATGAACATGCTGGTGGTCGCACCGATGCCCACGCTGCTGATCACGCCGGGCGCAGAGCCCACCGCCTGTGTATGGGTAGAGCCGGTTACCGCCCACGCGTAGCCGGCGCTGATCAACGCACCGGCTCCATCGTAGAACTGCATCACGAAGTCCTGCGCATTAAGCGCAGGGATGCAGTCGACTTCAAACATCAGCGAGTTGATGTCGTTCGGGATGTTCTGGATTTTGAGGTCTTGCGCCGCGACCGCCAGCGTTTGACGGCTGAGTAGCCGGAAGCCGAGCTGCCCCGGATCACCGGTCGGCCCCTTGGTGCCGGCGGTCGGGTACGCCATGAACGACGCCGCCGTCAGCGTCTGCGCACCGGCCGGTACCGAGTAGCGTAGATCAAAATAGTCAGTGCCGTTAGCGTCGAGCATGGCATCGACGGTGATGCTCTCCGGGTTGCTGACCGGGCAGATGGCCTTGTTCTCGGTGATCAGCGCGCCGTTCTTGTAGATGCCGAGAAAGCCGACCGACTGCGAGAGCCCGGCTAGCAGCGAGCACGAGCCGTTGATGGCATAGCGTCCGGCCGGTGGTGTGTAGCGGCCGGTGGCGACGTTGTACCAAGAGCCGCTGTTGCCAGTGATGATGTTGGGCAGCACGACCGGAGTAGGCGTCGTGGTCGCGGCGAGCGTGCCTGAAAACGTCGACATGAAGTCGCCGGTCGGTACCGAGCCCGCCGGGCCGGGATCACCTTGCGGGCCTTTAGTGCCGCTGATCGAGTAGGCGTAGAACGAACCCCAGCAATTGGAATAGAGCGCATTGCCTTGGCTCTGGATGTCGAAAGTATCGGTGCCGTTGGCATCGACGACAGCCTCGACAGAGACGAAGCCGTAGCCGCCCGCCCCGGACGTGCTGACGGCGACCGCGTTGCCGCTCGGCAGAACGTCGATACCGTTCTTGCGGAGTTTGATCTGGCCGAGGA